TTGTATTTAGTAGCCATGAAACAAAGTCCTATATAATTAATTGGTGTGCTAACTTTAGCAGACTGGACGACCATTGCAAGGACCTAGCATAACTATTTTTTACAATGATAAACCACTATAAATACTCGTGATGTTCTTGTGTTTTGTCTCGTGTTGTGCTTGTCGCTATAGGGTCCAACATAAGACCACACACTTGTCAACCCCAGTTTTCCCCATGCAAACCCTGTGCCAACATGCACACTGGCACACATGTTGCACACCATGCAAGACTCGTGCCAACTTTGGGCGCGCCTTGTGTTGGCACAGATGTTGCAACACAAGCAAAACCCATGCCAACTCTGGACTTGGCACGAATGTTGCACACAAGCAAAACACGTGCCAACATTGGACATGCAAGAGTCGTGCCAATAGTTATCCACAGGTTATCCACAGGTTGCCCCATGCAATACTCGTGCCAACTCTGCGCCCTAGCAAGACTCGTGCCAACTTTAGACATGCAAAAGTCGTGCCAATGTTAGGCCGGGGGAGGGGGTTGACTTGTGTTGACAATTGTAGTAGCCACTCAGGCACAAAAAAGGTGAAAACTAGGAAAAAGGAGCCTTAATTAAACACGTGTAAGCCCATGATTTCACTCGTGTTACTACTACTGCCACTACTAAGCCATAAATAGCTTGACTTATGTGAAGACTTATGTTATACTATTGTTGTAATTAGGGACAATTTGTGTTATGACCGATGAACTTTCCGAAGTTAAAAAAAGAGGTCGTGGCAGACCCCGGAAGTCAGAAGTAGCCGCTTTAAAACCCGGTAACAAAGGTAAAGTGGGTAGACCCAAGGGTGACGCTGCGATTATCAACGAGTACAAAGCTCGTATGTTAGCTTCACCTAAGTCTAAAAAGGTCCTTGAGACTATTTTTGATGCTGCTTTGGACCACGACCATAAGAATCAGGCTTCTGCTTGGAAGCTAATTATGGACCGTATGCTGCCAGTAAGTGCATTTGAGCGAGAAGTAGTGAAGGACGGTGGTAGAAACGCCATACAGATCAACATTACTGGTGTTGGTACTGTAGACGTAAGCGACGCTAGTGACGTTATCGAAGGAGAAGTAGTGGATGAGTCTTAAGTACTTTACATTAGATGAGTTCAACTGCCAAGTCACTGGTGAAAACAAGATGGAACCGGAGTTCCTACAGAAGCTTGATCGTTTACGTGCTGGGTGTGGGTTCCCGTTTGTCATAACAAGCGGTTATAGACACCCCATAGAACATCCTATTGAAGCTGCCAAGGATGTTCCGGGGACCCATGCCCAAGGCATTGCAGTAGACATCCAAATTACTAACTCAGCTCAACGTATTGTCCTCGTGCAACAAGCTCTTGAAAAGGGCTTCACGGGCATAGGCATTGCTAAGTCCTTTGTCCATGTGGATACACGTGGTACTACTCCTGTAATGTGGGTTTACTAATGAAGTTTTCACATGGTCATGAGTTGACTGCTGGCTCCTCCAACACTATCCTAGAGGCTCCCTCTGGTTACGACGCAGTTGTTACTTATCTATTTGTTTCTAATATAGGAGGAAGTAGTAAGTCCTTTGCTTCACGTTGGGTACATGGGGCTGCTGACATTGACTTTGTGTCCGGCAAGAGTATCTCTGCGGGAGACTTCTTAACCTTTGGTGGTGAAGCAGGAGCTTGGGTAGTACTCAAGGAAGGAGACAAGATCAACATTACTCCTGAAGCTGGTTCTACATTTGCCAGTATTATTTCTTTTGAGTTAGTCCCTACAACCCCTAGACTGAACTTTTGATGGACCTTGACATTGAGTTACTCCCGTGGCAACAAGATGTCTGGGCTGACGACACTAGATTCAAGATTGTAGCAGCAGGTAGACGTACAGGGAAGTCCAGACTTGCTGCTTGGCTGCTTATTGTAAACGCTTTGCAGGCCGAGAGGGGCCACGTGTTCTACGTAGCGCCAACACAGGGACAGGCACGTGACATCATGTGGCAGACCTTGTTGGAACTAGGTCACCCTGTTATCTCAGGTAGCCACATTAACAACTTGCAGATTAAGTTAGTCAACGGTGCAACCATAAGCCTCAAAGGGGCCGATAGACCAGAGACAATGCGTGGTGTATCACTTAAGTTCCTAGTGTTGGACGAGTACGCAGACATGAAGCCTGACGTATTTGAGCAGATCCTAAGACCAGCCTTGGCTGACCAAAAAGGTTGTGCCATGTTCATAGGAACACCTATGGGTCGCAACCACTTCTACGAACTGTATAAGTACGCAGAGCTAGGTGACGACGAGACTTACAAAGCATGGCACTTTACTTCTTATGACAACCCAATCTTGGACCCAAATGAAATTGACACCGCTAAGAAGTCTATGTCGAGCTATGCGTTTCGTCAGGAATTTATGGCGTCATTTGAAGCTCGTGGGTCAGAAATGTTTAAAGAGGACTGGGTAAAGTTTGACACAGAAAGCTCAGGAGAAGGGGACTACTACATAGCAGTTGACTTAGCAGGTTTTGAAGAAGTCAACAAAAAGAGAACTAAGAACACTAAGCTAGACGAAACAGCTATTGTTGTAGTAAAAGTAAATCCAAATGGGTGGTACGTAGAAAACATTATATACGGTCGTTGGACTCTCGACGAAACAGCAGTTAAGATATTTCAAGCTGTAAGAGACTACGAGCCACTCAGTGTAGGCATTGAGAAGGGCATTGCAAAGCAAGCAGTAATGTCTCCTCTGCTGGACCTACAGAAGCGACACGGGACGTTCTTCAGAGTCGAGGAACTTAGTCACGGTAACAAGAAGAAGACTGACAGGGTCATGTGGGCGCTTCAGGGACGCTTTGAAAACGGATTTGTAACTCTGAATAAAGGGGAGTGGAACTCTAGGTTCTTAGACCAACTGTTTCAGTTCCCTGACCCACTAACTCACGACGACTTAGTTGATGCTTTAGCTTACATTGACCAGCTTGCAAACGTAGTTTATGACTACGAATACGAAATTGATGACCATGAAATTTTAGACGTAGTCTCAGGATACTAGGGAACCAAACTATGAGTGACTTATTTGAACCAGATCCCCTTATGATGGAAGAATCCATTGAAAGCTGGGTTATAACCAAATGTGAAGATTGGCGTGACAACTACCAGTCTAACTACGAAGAACGCTTTGATGAGTACTACAGACTCTGGAGAGGAATCTGGGACCCAGCAGACTCAGAACGTAAGTCAGAGAGAAGTCGTATTATTTCTCCTGCGCTTCAACAAGCTGTTGAGTCAAACGTAGCAGAGCTAGAGGAAGCTACCTTTGGTCGAGGCAAGTGGTTCGACGTGTCCGACAACGTGGGTGACTCAGAGCGTCAAGACGTGATGTTCCTGAGAAACAAGTTGACAGAAGACTTCGAGGACTGTAAGGTCCGTAAAGCAGTAGCAGAGTGTCTAATCAACGCTGCTGTCTACGGTACTGCTATGGGTGAGATTATCATCGAAGAAATGAAGGAAATGGCTCCTGCAACTCAGCCCATCATGGGTGGTGACTTACAGGCAGTTGGAGTCAACATTACAGAAAGAGTCAAAGTAAAACTTAAGCCTGTACTCCCTCAGAACTTCTTAATTGACCCTGTGGCTACCAGTGTTGAAGACGCTTTAGGAGTAGCAGTAGATGAGTTCGTAAGTCTACATCAGGTTGAGCTTTTGCAAGAACAGGGTGTTTACCGTGATGTTTACGTAGGTCCTGCTGCTACTGACTCAGAATTGGAACCAGACCAGCTTTACTCTGTGTACAACGACGACAAAGTTCGTCTCACTAAGTACTACGGTTTAGTCCCTAGAGAGCTTCTTGAGTCTGCTATGGCTGACGAAAACGAAGAAGAAGAAGAAATAGTAGAAGTGACTGAAGACTCAGAGTCAAAACGAGAGTCAAGGTACGTAGAGGCAGTTGTAGTAATTGCCAATGGTGGCATCTTGTTGAAAGCTGAGGCTAACCCTTACATGATGCAGGACAGACCCATTGTTGCTTTCCCTTGGGACGTAGTACCCGGAAGGTTCTGGGGTCGAGGCGTGTGTGAAAAAGGTTACAACTCTCAGAAGGCTTTGGACGCTGAGTTACGAGCTAGGATTGACGCTCTAAGCCTCACGATTCATCCTATGCTGGCTGTGGACGCTACTAGGCTACCACGTGGGGCTAAACCAGAAGTACGTCCCGGTAAAATGATTTTAACAAACGGAGATCCACGTGAAATTTTACAGCCGTTTAACTTTGGACAAGTTAGTCAAATTACCTTTGCTCAGGCGTCTGCTCTACAGCAGATGGTACAACAGGCTACTGGTGCGGTTGACTCTGCTGGAATCGCGGGTTCAGTTAACGGAGAAGCTACGGCTGCTGGTATTAGTATGTCTCTTGGCGCTATTATTAAACGCCATAAGCGCACACTCATTAACTTCCAGCAGTCTTTTTTGATCCCTTTTGTAAAGAAAGCAGCCTATCGTTACATGCAGTTTGATCCTGAGAACTACCCTGTTGCTGACTACAAGTTTAACGC